CTTTTCTTCAAACTTGGCAACACCTTCTGCTTCTAATCTTTTAAATTCTAATTTTCGATTGTTAAGTGCTCTTGCTATAAACAATCTTTTCTTGGCTTCTTCTTGTTCTGCTTCAGTGACCATTTCATTGAATGCTTTCTTTTTAAGCAACATCAACTTGTCGGCTTTTTCTTGTTCTATTCTTAATAGTTCTTGTTTCTCTTGTTCTTTAGCCAATGCCACTTTTTGTTCTTTGGCAATAAGCATAATTTTGTCATTGTATTGATTCAAGGCACTCTGTGCTGTTTTCTTATCAAGATCATCAAGCATATTACGAACTGCTTTTTCATATTCACCAATTTCTTTTATGTCTGCTTCTGCATCAAAAAACTTAGGAACATTCAAATTAGTTTCTGCTTCTTTGAACTTGTCTTCTGTTTCATCCATCTCACCTCTGAGTCTTGCCGCCGCATCACTCATCTCTTTGATGTTTTGTGTCATTATTGCTTTTCGTTCATCTGATAAGAATGGTGTGTAATCTCTTGCTATCTGTGTGGCTTTGGCTTGTAGTTCAAATATTTCAGCAAACATAGACTTGATTGGTTTTAGTGCTGACCCTATTATCAATACTACTGCTTTACCTTTGATACCCAATAACATAAACCCTACAAGACCCATGGCTTTGATGGTTGGATGTAGGTTATTTGTGGCTTCAATCAAATTACCAATTGATGTACCAATAAATGAAAACACTGGTTTCACAGCATCTATCATTCTTGCTCCACCAATCAATACCGTTCTGGCTACTTCAGTTATTTTTTTACCCATTGATTCTGCGGCTTCTTCAATTGAACCAAAGTTTCTTGTGAGTGCCTCATCTGCTTCTTTCATCAATCCTTTGATAAAGTCAAATGGCCCACTCTCCATCAATTTCTTTTGGAATTGGAATAGTTTGTCTGACAACATTGACATAGTACCTGTGAATGTATCAGCCATCTCTCCGGATGCACCAATCATCACTGCTGAACCATCTTCAAAAGCACTTATGATGTGTTGTCTAGTTTGATCAGCATTATATCTAACACCTTCTTCGAAACCTAATAGTGCTTTAACACCTTTTTCTCTGAATATGTCAGCCGCCGCAATACCACCTGAAAATGCTCTCTGTATTTGTTCTGCTGTGGTCTTAAAGTCTAAACCAGTTGCCGCCGCAATATCACCGGTGATTTGCAACATTTGTTGTAGTTCATCTGTTGAATCAACCACCGTCAATAAGTTTGGTGCCGCATTGGCTATTTGTTGTAGTTCAAAAGGTACTTGTCCAGCAAATTGAGTAAGTATGTCCATTGCTCGAGCACCTTCTTCAGCACTACCTGTTAAGAACTTTAATTGGATACCGAGATTTTCTACTTCTACTGCTGTGTTGAGAAAGTCTTTGGATAATTTAATGGCCCCAATGGCGGCGGCCGCACCAACTACAATGGTTTGTAGTTTGCCAAAAGCATTTGAGGCTTTGTGTGTGTTAGACTCAATACGATTTAATGATTTTTGTGCATCATTAAATGCTTTTTGGGTCTTATTTACGCCTTGTAATATTATTTGCTCTTTTATTGCCACCTTGCTTCCTCATTTCCTTGTCGTGTTCCTGTTTTTGGATTTGAAAATATGCTAACCAAGTCTTAAACTCTATTAGGGACATTTTTTGTATGTCTGCTATTGTACATTTCAAATAGTCAGCCAGTGAGACTTGGGCCATCAAGTCTCTGTCCCCGGTTAGTTTTTTACAATATCCTCAACCGAGTCAGCATTAGCATTGTTTAGTTTGGTTGCCAACTTAATGATAACATTTGGATCAACCTCATGTAAAAAGGCTGGTTTATCTGTTGATCTAAAAAGTCTATCACCATTCTTATCTAATGCTTTAGCAATAATCGATTCAACTAATGCTTCTGCTGTTTTATTCTGCTGTTGTAGTGCCATAATCTTATTTTCAACGGTCAAACTTGCTGTTGAATTATAATATATGTCAATACCCCACTCTTCACAATGATACTTGAGTAATTTGCCACTTAACTTGTCATTAAAATGGCTTTTTGCTCTTTCAATTGCTGATAGTTGTGTCTTCTTGTCCGATTCAGTCATCGTTTTAATCTCCTTGTTCTAATGAACCCAGTGATTTTCCTCACCGTAGGTTTTGTTATGCCCCTGGGGGCTTGTCTTGATGAACCTTTATCCAAAAATTGGATATAGTCCACTGCATTTGATACCCTAAATCCATCACTGGTGTCTCTTTTACGCCATTGTGATTTAGCATACCCTGATCTAACAGGGGTTTCTGATCTTGCTGTGTTGTATGTCTTGTTCTTGACTTGATCCAACATACGATCCACTGACCGTATTAGATCTTTTGCATCGAACTTAGACTTGAACTTAACATTGATCAAAACTTAAACCCCTATTATGCTGTGCCAATTGTTAAAGGACCAGTACCTTGAGCACTAAATGAAGCCTCTACCATACCATCTACTGATGATGTGATTGAGAAACTTGTGATAATGCAAGAGCCTGTGCATTTTCTTCTGCCTGAGTCTACACCTGCTGGATATACTTCAAATGATGCTACAGAACCTTCGCCAGTTTTTGTAACCAAATCATCTAAACCGTTTTGAACATTGTCGCCTTCATCAAAGAATAAATCACCTGAAAAAGTGAAAGTTGATAAACCTGCTTTGTATGTTCTAACATTTGCTGTACCCATGAAAGTGTCTTCAATTGTGTCTTGAGTTTGTTCAATTGTGAAGTTTCTTAAGTTTGCGATTGCATCCGGGTTGCTTGAACCATCATCGATAGATGCATCAACGTCTTTGAACTTAATCACTCCGTCGTGACCTGTAAATGTTGCCATTGTCTATTTCTCCTCGTCAATTTTGCCAAAGTCTATTACCTTTGAATCTTCACCTTCTACAGGTTTCAATTCAACTGCTTCAACCTCAACTTTGGCTTTTTTAGGTTTTGCAGTTTTTTTAGATTGAGGTGTTAAAGACCAACCTTGATCTAACATCTCATTCACTTGTCGCATATGCTGACAAATAAATTCTTCACCGTCTTTATATACTATTCTGTGTGCCATAATTATAATGTCCCTCGTGTATATTTATATTGAACCGTGAATGTAATATCTACACGGCCAATTGGATATTGTATTCCTTCATCTACTGAAGTTATTGCTGAAACAAATGAATTCATTGCTTTGTCATTTCTTTTTCTATCTGTTTCTAATGCTTCTTCAACTGCTTCTACTATTGCATTCATTTGTGTGTCAATTGAATTGTTTGTAGTGACTGCCGATGAATCTGCTCGTACATAACATTCTATTTGATAGTTTATGGTACCAAATCTCAATGTGTCTGTTTGCATGGTGGCATCTTCTCTTATTTCTTCTGCTGTTCTTACCACTATTGCTGGATATTGTGTTATAGCCATATCATTTAGATTGATTGGATTACGACTTACCAACACCACTTTAGGGGTTGTGATACCCTGTAAATCAGTTATAATGTCTTTGGCTATATCTTCTCTAACTGACATATTATCTTACCAATCTGTTGAAGTGTTGTGGTTGTTTTTCTGTTTCTTGTACCGTTGCATCACCATCCCAATCATATTCTACACCATCTGCCAACACCATATCTAATTCGTCTCTGAATCTTGCTTTGTAAAAGTCAATCATCATTCTGAAACGATCTGGTTCAGCATCGTGTTTGGTTAGTTGTGGTAATATGTAGTATGCTAGGACATGATAAACAGCCGTTCTTTTTAATTGTGAGGCTGTTAGTTTTGTGTTGTCCATTTCTAAATCTGTTGTTGAAAAATATCTTGAATGTAGGCTTGATCTTCTCACTCGAGGCCACCATTCAATTCTCAAATGTCTTTGTATGTCTGCCGTGGTTTTGGCATGATATGATGAAAAGTCAATAACACCATATTCTTTTATAGTTGGTTCGTATTCTAGTACGTCTGCATCTGTTGAATAGTTGCTCATCTGTTTCTCCTGTTATATAT